CTTTCCAGGGCGAGGGATCGGCATCGCCCCGAATCGCGCGCATGGCCTGTTGAGCCTGCTGCTTCTGCTGTGGCGTGGCGTTGGGGTCAAGGAGCGTGTTGCGCAGCGTCTCTTCCTGGGCGGCGGCCCGTGTCTTGAACCCGCGTGCGACCTGCTCGCCCTGCAGGCGCTGCTGCTCGATGCCCACGCGCATGCCCGTGCGCCCGGTTTCTCCTGCCTGCTGCATAGCCTCGCGCTGGAGCCCGCCGGCTTGCTGCATGTCTTCGCGCATGAGGCCTGCGTTCTGGCGCATGGTCTCGGCTTCCAGGCCTGGCTGGGCCTGGCGCAGAACCGCGTCGGTGCCCAGCATGGCACGGTACCGTTGCATGTCCGGGCTATTCTCAGCCCCACGGCCGCCAAAGCGCCGGGTGTTGGTGATGGAGCTGGCCGACACCTCGGCATTGCGCAGGTCGTTGCGAGATTGCCAGTCGTTGCCAGAGTGGGCGATGGTGGGCGTGCGAAAGCCCGGAAAGCCCAGGCGCGGCTGCTCGACCTCGGTGCGCTGGCTAGGCGTGAAGCCGCGCGCTGTCGATTGTGCGGCCAGGTTCTCGCCGGCCGCGTCGTTGCGTCGCGACGGCAAGCCGCGCGGCTCGTTGCCCAGCGCCGCGCCCTGTGCGCTGTCGGAGAAGCTGTTGCCCTGGCGAAAGATCCCGGGCTGGACTTCCTGTGGCGCCGCCGAGCTGGGCGGGCCCATGGTGCTGCCGGCGGATGGCGTGGCCTGCGGCGAGGTGGCCGTGGCTGCTGGAGCTGTGGATGGCGTGGGATTCACACCTGTGGAGGCCGCAGCAGGCGTCGAAGCCGCGGCACCACCGCCAGCGATCCCGGCACCACCGGCCAGCGCGCGCGGGGCATTGAGGCCAGAGTTGAGCGCGCCGCTGATGGCCCCGCCAGTTCGCGCGATGGCACGGGCGCTCCCACCCAGCGCACCGGGCACAGCATTGGCCAGGTTCGACACATTGCGGCCCAGTTCTGTGTTCATGGGATTGGACTGGGAGCCGTCTGGAGCCGGAGCCTTGGGGTAGCCGTCGGTCGGGATCTGGTCCTCTGGCGCACCACCATTGGCGAAGAACACCTTGGGCTTGAAGCCGCGCGGCACGAATGCCTGTTCGGGTGCTGGAGTGTGGGTGGCATCGACGGCGGCCTGCAGCGCGCCAGCGCCGCCCATGGCGTGCACGGTATCGGGAGGCAGGACAAACTCGCCAGGCTTCACCATGGCGGGGATGGAGTCGGGCGCCTGGTTCTGGGCCTGGGCCAATGCAGCCCGCTGACCGGGCGCAAAGCCACGGGGCCCTGTGTATTCAGGCGGTTGCTCCGTGCCGGAGGCTTTCCTGGGAGTGAATCCGCGCATTGCGAACCTTTCAGCACCTGCTATGGCAGATGAATGACGTTGGTGTGTGGCTGGTCATGGCGCGTGGCCCGACGCAGGTCCGAGTCCGGCCGCATGCCGAAGTAGCCTTCAAAGACCGAGTACGACTGCTGCGACTTGCCTGGGTCGAAGCCATCCGCATCAGGTTGCCCAAACGCGCGGTACAGGGCCCAATGCACGAGATAGGCATGGTGGGCCTCATGGATCTCGGGTTTGTCGTGGCAATGGGTCAGCTGTTTGAGGGGCAGCCGATAGGCCTCAAGCCGAAGCATCCCGACCTCGCGCGGCGTGGGCACCAGGCGAAGCCGCGTCTCGCTCTGGATGGCGAAGCGAGGCTCATCGCTGCAGCGGTCGCGCCAGTGCGGATCCTTGCGATCCAGATACTCCCGAGACACCACCGACAGCTCGCGGCCTTCGCTGGCCGATGCGCCGACAAACCGCAGATGGGCGATCTCGTAGACCTTGGGGTGCAACTGGTAGCTGGCAATGTCGGCCGCGACGGCGATCTCGCAGACAGCCGGCGTGGAATCGTCCAGCAGCAGGCGGCCGCGCACTGCCGCTTCCGACTGGGCTTCATTGAACCAGCCCACGACCTGGGTCTCGCCCCAAAGATATGGCTCCTCCACATCCTTGGCGTCGCATCGAAACAGGGCGATCAGGTCCTGAAGAGTCATGGCGCGCTGCCGTACTGGTCGACCATGCCACGAACCCGCTCGCGCATCTTGTCCAGACCCAGGTTGCCCGGCAGATCCAGCTTGTAGGTCTGCTTGGTCCAGTCGCGCAGCGCCTGCTTGTCCATCTTCTCAATCTGCTGCAGCACGTTGAAGCGGGCCTCTTCCTGCACGCGCCGCTCGTCCTCGGACTTCTTCGCGGCCTCCAACAGCGCAGCGGTGTCGTCGGGCTGCTGAGTCGGCACCGGCGTTGCAGCCAGTCCAACGCCCTCCCCTTCAGGCGCCGCCTCCTGAAAAATATCCGAATGGCGCAGGAACCGGGCCGCCAGCGCAATGGGGACCACACGCGTCTGGCCAGGGTCGAAAGTCAGGCGCGAACGGTAAATGCGGTCGAGGAATGGCGTATCCGTTCCCGTATAGGTGACGGCCTGGGTCTGTGCAACGGTCATGTTGATGTCCTTGGGTGCTCGATGGAAAGCAGCAGGGCCGCAGCCCTGCCCTTTCAGATCACGGGTGCTTACTGGTTGCCCAGACGCTCGCCGTGGACGATCACATCCAGGCGCGAGACCTTGGCGTTGGCCGCGCCGGCGGTCGTAAGCACCAGATAGGCTTCCTTGGGGAGCTTCACGGGCGCCTTGGAGCTGGTGGTGCGCAGGCGCGCGGCCGCGTTCAGCACCAGGCCAGCGCCGAAGTACTCTGGGTCCTGGGGCACGGTGGCGTGGTCCACGCCGTCGATGTAAGTGAAGCCCAGCGAGCCCGTGACGGCCGCAGTCATGGCCGTGGACACGATGACCTGGGCATCTTCGAGCAGCATGCCGGCGGGCAGCTTCTCCAGCACGACCACATCGCCAGCAGCGATGGCAGCATTGGAATCCGCGCCAATGGCCGCGCCTGCAGCATTGGTCTGCAGCGTGGCGCGCAAGGTGGTGAGGTTGCCGTAGGGAGTGAAGCCGCCGAACTGCAGCATGCCCAGGCCGGCCTTCTTGATGGTTGCCATGATGGCCTCCTTGAGGTTGGGGAAGTGACGAGGGGCTGGCCGCAGCCAGCCCCGGGGCATCAGCCGCGAGGCTTGATGATGGGCACGGCGGTATCGAGCACCGTCACACCGTGATCCGTGAACTGTTTTTCATCACCGTGGTTGACCGCGAAGCGGATCTTGGACATGCCCAGGACAGCGCCGATCAGCAGTTCCAGCTTGTCGCCGTGGTCCATTTCCTTCTCCGACCAGAAGAAGGGCACGCCGCTGTGGTCCGAGCGGCCGAAGGCCTGGCCCAGCGCCTGGCCACCCAGCAGGATGGCTCGGTCCACCGCGAACTTGTCGGTGAACGATGCAGGCACCACCACCGACGATTCCTGCTCACTGGTGTAGCTTGCGCAGTAGCGCAGCTCGTCGCCAGCGTAGAAGCGGATGGCCTTGGGCATCTTGATGATCAGGATGCCATTCCACAGACCTGCTTCGCCCAGGAACAGTGGATGGTCCTTGGCCAGCCGCGCGCGTGCCATGGCGTTGCCCTGGAACGCGCGGAAGTTCGGGTCCGTGGCGAAGCCGCTGTACTGGGCCGGAGATGCCAGCAGCACGCGGATGGGGCTGTCCGTGGCGGCCAAGTCCTCATCGAACTCGACGGGCGGGGGCGGCAGCGGGATCTGGTCCATCCACGAGCGTACGGCATCCACCACGTCCATGCTCAGCGTGTCCGAGCTGGCGATCACCAACTCGCCCGCGTTGGCCTTGACTTCGCCCACGGCGCCCGCGCCGGCCACGAGGTGGCGATTGCGTGTCGGGGCCTTCACCCGGTTCACCATGATCTCGGAGAACTTGGGGTGCGATGCCAGCGGCACGCGCCATTCGATCAGGTGGTCGTTGAAGCCGCGCGCGCCGGCCAGGTGGACCAACGTCGAATGCTCGATGTAGTCATCCATCAGGCGCTGGGCCTTGGGGCGGCCGAACTTGCGCAGGTCGTATGGCGTGCGGATGCGCGACATCTGATCGCCCATGTCGACTGGAAAGCGCGCCTGGTTCACACGGAACCGCGCGTTCTCGTAGCTCGTGCCCACGCCCTTGCCCTCGGCAAACTCGCTGCCCATGATGGGGTAGCTGCCGATGGGCTGGTCAAGCTGGAACTCGACCTCGTCGCCCTTGCCTTTACCCAGATCCTCGGCACGCACGATGGGCATCGTGGGCTTGGTCTGGCGCTTGGTGCCGGCCACGGCATCCGCCTCAGTCGGCATCTTGCCAGTCAGGCGGTTCAGCGTTGTGCGTCGCTGCATGCAGGTGTGGAACACGCCCACGGCCTGCTGAATCATGGTCCCTGGGTGACCATAGGGGGTGATGGTCTTGGTGGTGGACACGATGGACCTCCTTTACATCTGTTTGTTAAGCCAGGCGGTGATCTGCTCGGGCGTCTTGCCCTCCATTGCGTAATGCAGATCCACGCCACTCAGTTCGGCCATCCGCTCATCCGGCGACAGACCATCCACGCGCCCGCCAGGAATGCTGGAGAGACTCGAGGGAGGGCCGGCCCGCACGGCTTCAGTGGCGGCCTTTGCTGCGGCTTTAGGGTCCGCAGCGGGTTGAGACGAGGGTTTCTCGGTCGCCGCCTTGTAGGCGTCGAACACCTCCACGATTTCGGCGGACGTACCGCCGGTCTTCGGGTCGAACAGGCCCCAATAGGCGTTGCGGACCACGCTGGGTTGCGAGTCCACCCACGCCTTGAACTCAGCGCTCTCGACGATGGAGTCCGCGTTGGGGTGCGCCGTGTAGATGGCGTCCAAATGGGCATCGGAGGAGGACTTGGACTGCTGCTCGCGCAGCGGCTGCAATTCCTTCTTCAGTTCCTGCTGCAGTTCCGCGCGCAGCTCATTGCGGAGCTGTTCACGGGACTGCTGGTGGAGCTTGAGCAGCCCATCCCGCAGGCCGGCTTCGGAGAAGTCGCCGAAAAGGTCTGCGTCCGCGCCCGCCTCGATGGCCGCTTGCACTTCGGCGGCCATGGTGTCGGTCTTGGTCGGGGCCTGTCCGGCGTCTGCCCGCGCCTGGGCTTCGGCCTGCAGGGCGGCCAGCTGCTGCTGGGCGTTGTCAGCGGTGGCCTGGGCCTCATCACGCTGCTTGCGGATCTTCAGCACCTCGTCAAAGGAGATGGTGTGTTTGCCGTCCCGCGCCAGGACCACGGTGTTGTCCGCGGTCTGTTCGGCTTCAGAAACGACCTTTGCGCCATCAGTGCCGCCCGCAGCAGGTGCAGCCTGCTGTTCGCTTGTGGTGCCAGCTTCGGTGGCGCCTTTGTCATCCGGTGCAGCGGTGGTCGCGGGCGCGCCACCAGTTTCCGGCTTGTCGCCGGTATCGCCCGATTCCGCCAGTGCCAATGCCTGGGCGGCCTGCTCCGGCGTCAGTGCGCCGTCGATAGTGCTGTAGAAACTCTCGTTTGATGTCGTCATGCCTGTCCCGCCACATATCGCCGTGGCCGCAAAGGGCCAGCAATCCGGTGCGGCACCTGGGCGCCGCGCCATCTGCTCTTGAATCCGCAGCACCGAAGCGCCGCGGCCTTCGCCACGGCGGCATGCGCCATGGCTTGCAGGCAGTGTCAAAAAGCGCGCGAGGAAAGACCA